ATACAAGGAATATGTGTTAGAGAAGTTTGTCAAAAAAGATGAAAAGCCTGAACCTAAGAAAGAACCTAATCCTGAGTATGCCTTTGACTTCACGCCTGACTTTGACAAACCCTCACGCTTGATTGACAGCCTCATGGACAGGCTTGACACACTGCCTTCTGACCATGAAGCAGTAAGATATTGTCAAAGCAGAAAGATACCTGAGGATCAATATCACAGGTTGTACTATGTTGATGATATACGCACACTGTCACAGTTGAATACAAAATACACTCAGGCACTAAATATCAAACAACCACGTTTATCACTCCCTTGTATCACGCCTGATGGGCAGCTATCAGGACTGACACTTAGAGGCATGAGGGGTGAGAAACTTAGATATATTCAGTTGAAAATAAAAGAGAATGACCTACAAGTGTTTGGCCTTGACAACGTGGACACTAACAAGGAAGTGTATGTAGTAGAAGGACCTATTGACAGTTTGTTTATTGACAATTCTATTGCCTGTGTAGGTACAGCATTCGGTAAAGTGGACAAACTAGGACTAACACACTTTACAATGGTATTTGACAATCAGCCACGTAACCATGAAGTATGTAAGCTGATTGAGAATCAAATAGATGCAGGTGAAAAGGTAGTTATATGGCCTGAGTATGTGTACGAAAAAGATGTGAACGAAATGATAATGGCAGGCTTGACACAGGATAAAATAAAGTATATTATAAGTAGTAATACCTATCAAGGCCTTGAAGCAAGACTCGAATTTACAAAATGGAGAAAGTGTTAATGAATGTATCGCTCGTAGGAATGACTCAGCCCTCAGCAGTAACAGGCTGTCATAGCGCTAACGAACTTATTGCTTATGCAGCTCGTGTAAGTAACCCAGGGAATCAAAATAATGCCGATACAGCACCTAAACTGCTAAAATATCTAATAAAAAATGCCCATTGGAGCCCATTTGAAATGGTTTCTGTAACAATGGAGATAAAGACTACCCGTGACATTAGTAGACAGATTATTAGGCACCGTAGTTTTAGTTTTCAGGAGTTTAGTCAGCGATACGCTGTATCAGAGAACTATGTAGACAGGGAGGCACGTTTACAAGACCCTAAAAATAGGCAGAATTCTGTAGAAACTGATGATAGGGCTCTACAAGAAGATTGGAACATGAAACAACATGAAGTTGTGAACAAGGCCAGGGAAGTATATGAATGGGCCTTAAAAAAAGGTATTGCTAAAGAGCAAGCACGAGCTGTTTTGCCTGAGGGTAATACTGAAACAACACTATATATGTCAGGCACTCTAAGAAGTTGGGTACACTATTGTCAGTTGAGAATGGCAAACGGTACACAAAAAGAACATATGGACATTGCTAGAGAATGTTGGGAAGTTATTTCATACCATTTTCCAGATGTAGCAGAAGCCTGTGACACCTTATAATGAAATAAAAAATGTACACCTAGAGATAACAACACTTTGTAATGCGGTGTGTCCTTTGTGTCCTAGAAATAGTTATGGGTATACAGAAAACAACGGTTATCCTGAAACTAACATGACGCTTGACCAAGCTAAGAAAATTTTTACTACCCAATTTTTGAAGCAACTAGACACTATTAACATTAACGGAAACTATGGTGATGCCGTTATGAATCCTGAAACAATTTCTATTGTAGAATACTTCAGGAATTCAAATGAAAAATTAAATATAACATTGAATACAAATGGTTCTGCTAGAAACAGTGATTGGTGGACTGAACTAGCAAAATTGAAAGTAAAAATTAATTTTGCTATAGATGGTTTGTCAGACACACATTCAATTTATAGACAAAACACTAGGTATGATGTTATTTTAAAAAATGCTAAAACTTTTATTGATGCTGGCGGTATAGCCATGTGGAAAATGATAAAGTTTAAACACAACGAGGATCAGATAGAAGAAGCTAAAAAGATAAGCAAGGACATGAATTTTTTTATGTTTTCTGTAGTAGAAGAAGGTAGGGATAACGGTCCTGTGTTTGATAATAAAGGCGAACTAGTTAGAATAATAGGCGATTACAGTGGTCCTACTTCTTTAAATGAACTACAAAAAAATTATGAGTATGACACAACAGATACGACAAAAATTACTTGTTACTCTGTTCTAGCTAAAAGTATATATGTAGCAGCTAATGGTGATGTGAGTCCTTGTTGTTGGACAGGGTTTTATCCTAAAACTTTTAGATCATACAACAATGGGTTGAACGCTGTGAACGAGCAGTTAAGTGACATGATGTATAAGTATAATGCACTTGAGCATACTTTATCTGATTGTGTAGAATGGTTTAACAATTTCAGTAATAAATGGAACAATAAAAAAGACAGAATAAAAGCCTGCGATTTTTTCTGTGGGAGTAAATAAGTAGATGGCTAAGAGAGATTATTTGGGTATTCAAATTGACCTGTCCCGGGACGAACTATTTGACAAGTTAGGTATTCAAAGACTGAGAGAAAGCTACATGAGAGAGGAGGAAGAATCTCCTCAAGAGCGTTTTGCTTTTGTTAGTTTACAGTTTGCAAGTAACATTGAACACGCACAAAGGTTGTATGACTATGCAAGTAAGCATTGGTTGTCATACTCTACACCTATTTTGTCTTATGGTCGTTCCAAGAAGGGTATGCCTATCTCATGCTTTCTAAACTACATTAATGATACAGCCGAAGGGCTGGTGGAGAATCTCAGTGAAACTAATTGGTTATCTATGCTCGGCGGCGGTGTTGGTATTGGGTTTGGTATTAGGGCTTCCGATGATAAATCTGTTGGTGTTATGCCTCATCTTAAGACTTATGATTCCAGTTGCCTCGCTTATCGCCAGGGTCGTACTAGACGTGGCAGTTATGCTACTTATCTTGACGTTAGCCATCCAGATGTTATCCAGTTTTTAGAAATGAGAAAACCTACAGGCGACCAGAATGTGCGTTGTCTGAACTTGCATCACGGTATTAATATTAGCGATAGGTTCATGGAACTTATTGAACGCTGTATGGCAGACCCTGATGCTGATGACGGCTGGAACCTCACTGATCCACACACAGGTGAGATACGTGACACTATCTCAGCTAAGTATCTGTGGCAGAAGATACTAGAGCTTCGTATGGAAACAGGTGAACCATACATTCACTTCATTGATACAAGTAACAAACACCTCCCACAGTGGCAGAAGGACTTGGGCTTAAAAATACACCAGTCCAACCTTTGCAGTGAAATCATTTTACCTACTGACAAAGATAGGACAGCAGTATGTTGTTTGTCCTCAGTGAACCTTGAATATTACGACTCATGGAGTAAGAACACAATGTTCCTCCGTGACATGGCAGAAATGTTAGACAACGTATTACAGTTTTTTATTGATAAAGCTCCTGATGCTGTAGCACGAGCAAAATTCTCTGCTATGAGAGAAAGGAGTATTGGTATTGGCGCACTAGGCTTCCATGCCTATCTACAGAAAAATATGATAGAATGGGAAAGTTGGCAAGCTACTAGTGCTAACATGAGGATGTTTAGACACATCAGGAGTAAACTTGATGAAGCAAATTTGGAACTCGGTGAAGAACGAGGAGAAGCGCCTGATGCAAGTAGTACAGGAAGAAGGTTTAGTCATGTCATGGCTATCGCTCCCAATGCAAGTTCTTCTATTATTATGGGTAACACTTCACCTTCTATTGAACCGTATAGGGCAAACGCATATAGGCAAGATACTCTCTCCGGAGCTTATCTTAATAAAAATAAGCATTTGGTGGGACTTATTCAAGATAAGATTGAAGCTGGAGAAACGAAGCAAACAGAGGATGAGATCTGGTCATCAATTATCTCAAATGACGGATCCGTACAACAACTCAGATTCCTAACAGAGGAAGAGAAGAACGTATACAAGACTGCTATGGAGATAGATCAGCGTTGGATTATCGACCACGCATCAAAGCGACAGGAGTTTATCGACCAGGCACAGTCACTCAATCTGTTCTTCCGTCCAGATGTAAACAAGAAGTATCTGCACCTTGTACACTTCTTGGCATGGAAGTCAGGACTGAAAACACTCTACTACTGTCGCTCAGAGAAAGTAGGCAAGGCTGATAAAGTATCACGTAGGATTGAACGTGAGATTATCAAAGAATCTGATATGACAGCACTTGTTGAGAACAGTGAATGCCTAGCGTGTGAGGGATAATGAAATTTAATATTGGATACATTACTATTCCTATGTATCTGTCACTGATACCTATGATTTTATATGGTACTTGGTGGCAGTGGGCATTAACGGCTTTCATGTACTTTGGCATAACTTGTTTGGGTACCACAGTGTATTATCACAGATACCTATCACACCATTCTTTTAAGTGTAATAAATGGTTTCAGTTAGTATGTCTTTTCTTTGCACATATCAGCTTACAGGGTTCTGCTTTACAATGGGCTTCGGTACATAGACAGCATCACCGATTCATTGAAACTGAAAAGGATCCACACTCTCCAACCTTGATGGGCTTTTTTAAAGCACACTTTGGTTATCCTGAGAATGTAGATTTGAGTTATGTGAAAGACTTAGCCAAAGATAATATGTTAGTCATTCAACATAAACACTATTTAAAATTTATGTTTTTGTGGATTGCACTTATAGGTATATTGATTGAACCTTTTGCTATAATTTATCTTTGGATGCTGCCTGCAGGGCTGTCCAGAGGCATAATAGGATTAATTCTTTCCTACTCGCATAGAGAGGCATATCCTCATAATGATGAATGGGTTGGTTGGATAACTTTTGGTGAAGGCTGGCACGACAACCATCATCAAAAAATGAGCAGTCCTGTGTTCCATCCTACAAAAGACATAGGGTGGTGGGTGATTAATAAGGTAAAAACTACATGATTCAAATAGTGAATAGCTCCTTTCCATTGTTACATATGTTAGAGTTTTGTAGCAATGCGATAGGGGATGATAGGCCTAATGCTGTAAATATGGACCCGATAGATTGGGAAAATAAACCACATACATTATTATATCTTTTATATAAAGAAAAAAGATTCGATGGCCCTAGAGCAGGATATGCCATAAAAACTGAAGGCGGGAGAATTGTTACTGGACACGGTTGGTATCCTAGCGATTGGGATTCTAATATATATGTACAGTCTAGAGCATATCAAGTCCCTGGTTATTTAAGAAGTAAAGGATTAGGATTAACTGCCTCTGCTATCACAAGCGAACTTTTTTTCGTGTTAGAAGATTGTGCTATTCAGCAGGGGTACTTGGGCGGCACAGTGACCTTGGAACATTATAATGAATCGTTCCTACACAAAGGGGTAAAATTAAATGACCCTAGTAGGTATCCTGAATACTCTGAAGAACGTAAAGGTAATTTAATTGTAAAACAATATAGAAAACCTGGCGTTAGAATGAGACAATCAAAAATGTGTGAGGGTACTTACTTAATAAGAAACGCAGAACAATTTGTATACTACTATCTTTTCGACTGGACATACGAAAAACAATTTTTGGAGAACCTTGAATGTCACCGAATAACAAACGATTAACGGAAGAACGCTCATATTTCAAACCATTCAATTACGCTTGGGCGTATGAGGCTTGGTTGAAACACGAACAGTCACATTGGTTACACACAGAAGTGCCAATGGCAGAGGACGTAAAAGACTGGAAGAACAAACTTACAAAGGAAGAGAAAGCATTTCTCACAAACATTTTTCGTTTCTTTACACAAGGTGACATTGACGTAGCAGGCGGCTATGTCAATAACTATCTCCCATACTTCAAACAGCCTGAAGTCCGTATGATGTTAGCAGGATTTGCAGCACGAGAGGCATTGCACGTAGCAGCATACTCACA